GTCCGGCGGAAAGTTCGCCAACACGAGTATATGGGGATGGTTACGCATGCACATCCCAGTCGCCTCCACACCAAAGCCTGAAAAGAACAGGCCATCTTTTAGGCTCTCCAATGCATCATAGGACACGTACCCTTCGCTCGTCCTAGGATAACCGAATATGAACAAGTCAACGTCAGGCGCCTTAAACGCAGCGCCAAGGCAATGCCGCTTAGCACCATTCATGAAGTAAGCGCCACGATGGTGACACAGCCATCTCGCCAGCCCGGTCTTACCGCGTTCACCGGTAGGCTCCCAGATCCAGTGTATCGTCCTCTTGTCTGGGTTCTGATCGAACAGCTTGGCGACCTCTAGCTGCCACCCGTAGATCGGCTTGACTTCTACAGGCCGTATAGGTCTTATCTTATGATGATGAAGTTTACCTTCTTTACTGCAGTACTTCTGATTATCCACTTTAGACCCTTTGCGGCGCTCCCAGTGGATAGTCTTAGGCAGGTCTAAGTACTCGAGAGGCCGTATACGTTTAGGGGCCTCGATGTAGCCTTGTAAATGCTTAGTACCACTGTCACCGATTTCTTCACCGAAAAGGTACCCCACATCTTTTTCCTTGAGTTCGGATTTCAAGTGTTCCATTTGATCCAACGTAAAATTGTTCAAGGTAAAACACCAATACTTGGAACTTTTCGATCTTTTTTCCTTGGGCATTAGTTACTAGTATTACCTCTAACTAATGGTCCATAGTGATCCACTATAAAATTCTGCCCGCCAAAATTTTGTGATGTCTTACTATAATGAGCCCATGCCCTACCGCCGAAGCTATAAGCGCCGTGGTCGTTATGGTGGTCGCCGCCGTAACAAGAATCGTAAGGTTTCGGTGTACACCCGAAAGGGAGCCCGCTCGCAGGCGAAACAGATCTGGCGTAACCAGTCCCAGATCAGTGCTATGCAGTCCAAGATGAAAGAGACGTACACCCGGAACTTCTATGAGCTCACCGGAGCCAAGGCCCAAACGGTCAAGCCCGGTGTCGTCTTTCCACTAATAAAGCCCGATGGGTGGGATCGAATATTCAGCACCCAGCTCAGGCCCACCACGGCCACCTCCACGCACTGCCGTGTAGGCAACATCAAGATCCGCGGGATTATGCAAATCGAAGCAGGGGACGCCGTCGTCTCTTGCGATGTCTACGTTCTTCAGCTCAAGGAAGCCACCGCCGCTGTCACACGCGATAACCTAGGTGCGTCGCTGGAGAACCTTATGCAAACGGGCACTACGTCAGGTATGGCCGTATGGAACAACTATTACTTCACGAACTTTGGTAACGCCAATCTCGAAGGCCCAACAGGCAACATGCTGAACCCGGACGCGTTCAAGGTACGCGGTCACCGTCGGTTCATGATAGGCGACGTCCCGTACTCCGAGGTCGCCTCCGAAGCCACCGCCGTTACCAACTTAAGGGACGCGAACAAACAGTTCGAGTTCAACCTCAGCCACCCGATTAAGCTCAAGAACCCGCTCGGCGCCAACCAAACAGGCACCGCACTGTCCTGGAAGACGCTCACAGTCGACCAGATCGCCCCACACAAGCAGCTGTACCTCGCCGTCTTTGTCAACGCTGTTGAGGGTACGCAGGTGTTCCTCAACTGGAACAGTGTAATTACCACTTTCGAGCCAAGTTAAAACGCGGGCCGCAAGGCACGCTGGGCTGCCGCAGGCACCTGAGTTGCAACCAGCTATCGTGCCGGTGGTTCGGTAATCGTGCCGATGCCACCACCCGATGGGATAGTGTGTGGGTAGGGGTAGGTAGGGGTAGGTAGGGGTAGATGAGCGAAGCGATTGAGCCGGTACCCCGGTCCAACAATTCAGACCCGACCGTTTAACTGACTTATTATTAATTTTATAAAAGTCTGCCCGCCAACTCAGTTGGGTAACTACTAAAGTCACCGAGTGACAATTTACGGTCTATCATATACAAACACTACCTACCGTTTTTTGGTACTCGAAGGAATTTCGGTCAAGACCACCGAATTTCCTGATTTACGATTTCACCTTCCTTCCATCGGTCAGCACTCAACTTTTCCCGGTCCGGCGGAAAGTTCGCCAACACGAGTATATGGGGATGGTTACGCATGCACATCCCAGTCGCCTCCACACCAAAGCCTGAAAAGAACAGGCCATCTTTTAGGCTCTCCAATGCATCATAGGA